ACACGGCCTGCACCGCCCGGGTGTTCACGATCGGCTCACCGGTCTCGTAGGCGACCGCGCCGCCCGCCGACCGCAGCCGCTGGATGAGGATCCGGTCGGCGACGAACCGCAGCTCCGCGATCGTGCGCAGCCGCCGCTGCAGGTAGACGGGGCTCTGCAGCAGCCGGTGGATGGTGAGCAGATCACCGGACAGCGACGGTCCGGAAGGGGGGTATGCGCCCGGCATTCGGGGTCACCTTTCTGGCTTGCCCGGTTGCCGGGCACACGAAAAAGGCCCGGCACGCGACGCGTGGGGCCTCGGAAAGAAGGAAGGGGAGCGGGGTGCGGCGGGGGAGTTGCTAGAACTCCATCCACTCGACGGGGTTGGTGTCGGTGGCCGTGGTCAGCGCCACGCCGATGATCTCCCGGCCGTTGTTGATGTCACCGGCGGTGTTGCCGGACGCCGCCGCCTCCGTGGCGACCGTGCCGGCGGCGCCAGCGGCCAGCTGGTCCCCGGCGGTGATCGCACCCGACGCGGTGGAGATGTGCACCTTGCCGCGGGGGAAGAACGACACCTGCTCGGTGCTGGCGGCGTCGAACGCGGCCACGCCGACGACCTTCGCCTGGGTGCTGGTGCCGGCCGGGCCGACCGTGCCGTTGCCGGACACGCACAGCAGCTGCCCGCCGGTGATGGTTGCCGACGCGGTGCCGGTGATGGTGTCGCCGTACAGGAACTTCGGCTCGTAGGCGCCCATGTCAGTTCACCTTCCCGGCGTGCGGGCCGTCGAGACGCGCGACCATGGCGGCCCACTCGGCGTCGTTGTCGAGGGTCGGCTCCGGGTCACCGATGCTGCCGGACGCGGCGACCGGGACGGCGGTGCCTGCGGCGATGGAGGCGAGAACCCGGGTGATCGCGTTGGGGGCCTCGTCGTAGTCGACCTCCCACTGCTCCCGCTCCGCAGGCTTGATCTTCCCGGCCTTGACGGCGTCGCCGATGACACTGGCCTTGACGGTGGCGAACTTCTCGGCCTTCGTCGCGGCGAGCTCGTCGGACATGGTCTTGACCTGGGAGGCGAGGACGGTGACCTCCTTGCGGAGCTCGCTCTTCTCCTGCTCGGACTGCTCCGCCTTCTCGACCGCCGCCGCGGACGCGGCGACCATCTCCGGGGTGGGTTCGGGGGTTCGCTCCGCCTTCGCCTTCAGCTCGTCGATCGCCGCGAGCGCAGCGACCTCGTCGGCGTCGTCGGCGAGGCCGAGCCGCGAGCGCATGTCATCGCTCAGGGACACAGGGTCCTCCTCGTGTTGGATTTCAAGCTCCGGCTCGGCGGCCGGGAGAATTGGGGCCAGGGTGCCGGCCTGCGGCGTGGTACCCGGCTCGGCGGCGGCATGGACGTGTTCTTGGCCGGGGGCGACGCCGAGGGCTTCCCGGTGGTAGGTGTTGCACAGGCCCCGGGGGTCGGTGACATAAGGCCGAAGCTGGCGAACGCACCGGTAGAAGTCGTTCTTCTCGCCCCAGCGGATCTTGGTGGCGCCCTTGCCGTGCACCCAGTACTCGCGAAGCTTGTCCGCGGACGCGGCTGACACCGGCATCAGAATGTTGGGTACTTGCAGGCGGCCGGTGTCGAACTCGGACGAATCGGGCCGCGGGTCGTCGACGAGCGGAATGTCGATGACCTGCCCAGCGATCGCGATACGGACCCGGTCGAAGCTGATCGGGCCGACGTTCGCGGCCAGGTCGGCGAGGCGGCCGAGGTCGTCGGTGTAGACCGCGGTGACGTGCGCGAACCACGGCTCCGGTGAGAAGTCCGGGTCTCCCAGCGCGTCGTCCACAGCGTCCTGCAGGTCGCCGAGCAGGTCACCCGACACCTGGTAGACGAGGCAGGTGTCGCGGTCGGTCGTGTCGCCCGGGTTGTACACGGCGGCCGAGAAGATGCTGGCGTCGATGACGGGCATTCCGTTCACCGTGGAGGAGACGACGTCGATCAGGCCCTGCCGGGCGGCAGTGTCCAGGTCTGCTGCGTCGCCGAGGTAGGCGAGAGTCAGGTGCAACTGGTTGGCTGGCAGGCCGCCGTCGACTTCGAGCCGGGCCGCGTCGTCGACGGTGGGGACGAGCGCCACCATCGCCCCGGTCGGCTCGTCATCGTCGTCGCCGTCGGAATCCGGGGCGGGTTCGGCCGCCAGGATGGTCACCTGCACGTGCTCGGCGCCCTCCGGGACCTCGGACGCGGCCAAGCCGAACGCCGCCGGAAGGTCGTTGATGTTGCGGATGGTCTTCACCGCCGGCGGGGTCACCCCCAGCAGGGCAACAGCGGTGAGCACGAACCGGTGCTCGTGGCCCTCGGAGCATCGGTGCCGGTAGTTGCCCTCCACCGAGCGCGACGGGTAGGCGGCGGCCTGCACCGAATGCAGCCACGGCAGCGTCACCTGGTCGGCGACCAGCGTTGATCCGCCGTCAGCCAGTCGCAGGTTCTCGAAGTAGCCGAACGCCGGCTCTCCGTCGAACCGTTTGTCGACGTGCCCCAACTTGATGATCGGCTTGGCGATCGCGGGGCAGGATTGCGCTTCGACCGCTGCGGCCAGATCTTCCGGGGTCGGGGTCCAGCTCCCGGACATGGTGTCCCAGGAACCCGTCTTGATCAGCTCTACGCCCGGACGGCGCGCGAGTTCGACCTCAGGCATCGCTCACCGCCTCAGTTCCTGGCCGGCCAATGCCACGTGCCGGGATTTCCGGCGGGGTCGTACGCGACGTCCATCTCGTGGAAGCCGGGGATGCCGGGATCGACAGCCCCGAACGTCTCGTGCGCGGTGCGGCTCTTGGTCGTGAACACCCACAGGTGAACGTGCATGTCGTCGGTGAGCGGCACACCCTCGTCGTGGTCGACGTAGGTGGACTGGTCAACGGTGACGATCGCGGGGCGCACAGCTTGCACACCCTGCTTACCCACGTATCTGACGATCCGGCCGACGCTCGGCTTCTGATCCACGCCCGGCCTCCTCTCGGGGTCGGTCGTAGTCAGATCACCAGTTGGTGTCGACTCGGTCGGCTTCGTCGTCGCCGAACAGGGCCGGCTGGGCGGGGTTTGGTTTGCGTCGGCTTCGGGGGCGGTCCGCCGCCGCCACCGTGGCGGGCTCGGGCTGAGCGGCCTGTTGGCCGTCGACGGCCTGACCCGTCGGCGGCGCGGTCGTATCGCCGCCGTCGGGCACAGCGATCATCTGCCCCTTGGGGGCTTTCACCTCGAACGGCGAGTTCGGGTCCCGCTCGGGCAGCCGGTACTCGCGGCGGATCCACGCCTCGAGGTACGGGTCCGCGGCGAGCGCCCCGGACGACATCAGCAGGTTCAGCGACTCCGCGGTCACTTCCCGGCGGGTGCCGACCCCGGAGGCGACCACCCGCGGGACGGGTTCGTCGGCGCCCCAGTTCCATTCGACGATCCGTGCCGCGATCTGCCGGGTGGCCGTGTCGGCGACCGCTTCGGCGCAGGACTCGAGCGCCAGCATGAACGAGTCCATGAACGTGTCGCCGAGGGCTCGGGAGCCGTTGGCGGTGTCGCCGAGGTCGATGACCCCCATGAGCGCGGCCCGGCTCATCTGCTGGTCGAGCCACTTCATGAACGACAACGTGTCGGGGACGGAACCGGTCAGGCCCATCAGCTTCAGCGTGAAGCCGGGCGGTGACGCGGCACCGGCCTGCATGCCGGCCTGGGCGGCGGCGGCCATCTGCATGGCCTCGGTCATCTGCCCGGGAGTCGGGTTCGTACCGGGCAGCGCCTCCATGACGGGCACACCGGCACCCCAGCGCTTGTTGGCGATGCCGTGGACCCGCCGCATCTCCTCCTTGATCAGCCAGGAGGCGTAGGCGGGACGCAGCAGCGACGATCCGGCCCAGTTGGCGCCTTCCCGGTCGTTGACGTACCAGACGATCCGGTCGGCGGTGATCTGCGGGGACCCCTCGTGCCACGCCGCGTTCTGGGTGATGCCGGTGAACAGCCCGGTCTTACCGTCGGCGTGAATGTGGGAGATCGTCCACTGCGGGCGCTCCCACAGGCCGGCCAGTTTCGCGGTCTTGCCGTCCGACGTGTCGGCCTGCAACTCGAACCCGGCGAACCCGAACGTCAGCATCCGCAGCGCCGCCGCGAGATGCTCGTTCCACGAGACGCCGCGCAGCCGGGCTGCGGACGGCTTGTCCTTTCCGGCAACATGCAGACCCAGGCCGTCGGCGACCAGCGCGACAACCTCGGGCCGGCAGCCGGCCGGGTCCAACTGCCACTGGCAGCGACGCAGCTGCAACGTCCAGCCCTGCAGGATCGCGGTGAGCTGCGGGTCGCGGCGCATCCGCGCGTACACCTGGACGCTGAGGGGGAACGTCAGGTCCGGGATGTGCTCGAGGATGTCGGTGTACAGCGACGTGTAGCTCGCGCCGATCAGGTACGGGTCGACGTAGCCCTTCGTCGTGGTGGGGGCGGTCACCGGACCACCACCCGCCTACATGGCTGTCGTGGCCAGGTCCAGGTCGCCGGATGCCGGTTGGTGTGGCATCTGGAAGCCGTTGGGTCGCCGCCACGCGCTCTCGGTGGTCTTCACTCCGTAGCGGAGGGCGTCCAGACCGTGATCGTCGACCTTGATCGGGGCGTCCTCGCCGCGCAGCGCCTTCTTGTCGTCCCACGAGTAGCCAGGGAACTCGTCGATCAGGGCTTTGCAAGAGCGGTGCACCTTGAGTTTTCCGGCGCCGAGAACGCTCGATACCAGCCGGATGCCGTCGGCAACCGCATTGTCCGCCGGGGTGGGCGCCAGCCGGTCACGCCACAACTGCTGGATGAACGACGCGGCGGACGGGTCCACGACGATCGCCTCCGGCGTGACGCCGGCCAGGTGCAGGCCCGGCTGCTGATACCCGGCAAGCCACTTCGTTAGCGACGCTGAGTACTCCGCGTCGGTCAGCGAGCGGCGGGTATCGCGGGAGGCATGCCGCCACTCCGACGCCACGTAGACGGTCTGGCTGGCGTCAATACCAAGCAGCAGCGCGTGGAAGGGGTTGCTGGTGCCGTAGTCGACGGCCGCGCAGATCCACCGCCAGATCGGCGGCAGCAGGTCAATGACGTGCCGGTCCGGATCCCACATGTCGTAGACAGCGCCCTCGGCGACCACCCACAGGCCCTCAATGAATCGCTTGTACCAGAGGCCCGTGTACTCCTGCTTCAGCGAAGCGACGTACGCCGGGTCGAGGGCGGTGTTGTCATCGAGGGTGAAATGCCACCACTGCAGGTTCAGCTCGCCAGCCCGGTTGAGGAACTTCTTCCGCAGCCAGTGCGACGGGTTGTCCGGGTTGGTGGTGGCAAAAAGCTGGGCACCCTTGACGCTGAGGCGGGCGAGCAACTGCGTCCAGTACGCCTCCGGGACCAGGGTGGCCTCGTCGATGTACGCGCCCGCGCAGGTCATGCCGCGGAGCCGGTTCTCGGCGCGGGAGTCGTTCGCGGTGATGATCTCAATCGTCCGGCCGAGGATCGTCGCCGTGGGAGCGCCCCGCGTGTAGTGGATTAGCTTTGACGCCGGGCCGGTGATCTCCGGGTCCATGAGCGGGCCGAAAACGTTACGGGCGACCGTATCGAACGTCTTGCCGCCGACGATCAACTGCCCACCGCGAGGCGCGCTCGCCACGTAGATCAGCCAGCGCAGCAGTGAGGCGATCGTCTTGCCCGATCGCACCGCTCCGGTCCACACGTTCACGCGGGCCGTCGAGTGCGCGATCGACATCTCCTGTTTCGGCGACAGCCGAAGCTCAGGCATCGCCTGTGCCGTGCTTCGCCTGCAACCCGGCCAGCAGGGTGCCGAGCAGGGAACCCATCACGCCCGGATCGGTCGCGTCGTGCCGCTCCAGCACCACGTGCTTGTCGACGGCGACCCCGAGAGCGACGTACGCCTCTTTGACTTCCTTCAGCGGCGGCAGGTCGAGGGTGACCAACTCGGGGCCGGCCTGCGCGCGCTCGTAGTAGGAGTACGCCTTCCAGGCGCGACCGCGCAGCCTCTCGGCGTCGTCGAGGAGGTCGGAGGCGAGTTGCGCTCTCCGTGCCCGGCTGTCGGCGACGGCGGCCTTCGTGGCTTTTTCGGCCTGTGACCGGTCGAAGGCATCGGTCGAACCGGAGTCCTTCGCGATCTTCGTCACGGTGCCGACGGAGACGCTGTGGTCTCGGGCTATCTGGTTGCGGCCTTTGGTGCCGGCCCGGATGTCGGCGAGGATCGCGGAGCGTTTGTCGTCGGGGAGGCGG